AAAATGTTACCGACTGAAATTGAGTTGATCGACCGGGCCATTGAGATGATCCGGGCCGCGATAGTGCCGCCGCCTGAAACCTCCGAGGCTTTCCCTCTGGCCGCCGAAGAGGCTCTGGACCGGGGCCTATCGTATGTCTCTGGCCGGATCGCCGGGATAAGGCAGGAATATTTGCGGGACCACCGGTATGCGCGGGCGGGTGACACGAAAATTTAATCCGATCCGAAAATAATTTGATGCGGGGTGCAATCGTTTTGCACCCTTTTTTATTTCCGTTGCAATATCGAAGCGTTACGGTTCCCAAACTTGATCGGACAAATTTTTTCCATAAAAATTCACCCAAGCTAATATTTTAGCTTGACAGGCTAATTAATTAGGTTTAGGGTTTTAAAAAACTAAATAAATTAGCTCAAAGGAACAAATTAAATGAACCCAAACGAAATCAAATCCGAACTAATAAAACTCGGTATCTCCCAAAAAGAGATTGCCCGCCGATGCGGAGTAGCAACCTCAACCGTCAATCAAGTCCTATCCGGTATCAGAGTTTCGGCCAAGATCCGAACCGAGATAGCCAGTGCAATCGGCAAACCGGCAAATGAAATTTGGCCGGACGATGTAACTCAGGCTAATAAGTTAGCCTGTAATTAATTTATTAATCAGGTTTAACGGCATGTCAATTAAAAAAGTTAACTCAAACATAAAAAATTGCAGCAACTGCCGAAAGTACAACACGCCCCGCTGCGAAGTCGTGAAGCAGGGCGAACAAACCGGCCCGGCTGACTGGTGCGCCGGGTATCGTCCAAAACAAAAAAGGAGGGAGCCATGAAATGGACATCTGAAAAACCCAAACGGGCAGGATACTACTGGTATCTTGGCCCAGTCATGAAACGAGATTTTGACCGCATTACAAACGGCTCAGATATACGAGATTGCACATGGGGGCCGATTATCGCCGGTGTCGGGATCTGCCTAAAAGAAATCCCGTCCGACGATGGGAATCCGCACCATGAAAAAATGTGGGCGGATGGTCGAATCGTGGTTGAGTTTTACGGATCGACAGTGCGCCGGACCCTTGCCGAAATGCCGAGAGAAGTTCTTTGGGCTGGCCCGGTCACGCCTCCGGTATCAGATTGGGCGTGGCACCTGCAACCGAAAGATAAAATCCGGGCCAAGCCGTTCGAGGCCGAAATCGACGCGGCTGAAATAACTGCCTGGTCGGAGGCTTGCCTGAAAGCCGAAGAATATTTCAACCCTGAGCGCGACGAATATCCGGACGGGTCATCAGATTACAGCCAATATAAGCAAAAAATTTTTGCGGAACAATGAAAGGAGGATGCCATGAAACCGAAAACAGCAAGAAGGATTCTTAAAAAGAGAGCGTGGGAGATTGCGGAGCGGAATATCAACGGCGACAAGAAATACAAGAAGTGGCTCGGAAGGCTTGAGGCCAAGTGCATCAAAACGCTGGAAAGAGACTCGGCAAGGAGGGAGCCATGAGATCAATTTACAAGTGCGCGTGTGGGAATGTGTCACTGACCGAAAACGGCAACAGATGTCCGGTATGCGGAGACCTGCTGGTTAGGTTCGATTTTCCGTCCATCGAACCGAGGCCGTCAAGAGTTGATGCCCGGCGGGTTCTGTATGGGCTTGGCGTGGGTGCGTTGATTGCCGGCATTGCGGTGGTGATCTTTTTGGGATGTTTGATGTAACTGAAACCATTGAAGGGGGCAAGGCATGAAAGAATTTGATGAGGCGTTTGAAAGAATAATCCAAAACCTGAATTTTCAGTTGAAAGCTTATGATGGCGTTACTCAGCTGATCGCCAAGATCAAGCAACGATCCATCGGCCTGCCCGGTTCCGAAGATGACGGAACAAGCTGCGACACCGGACTGAAGGGCGTCGGCAAGGAAGCCGGATTGCTCACCGTCAAGGGGCGATATGGCCGGGACATCGAAAAGGAGCTGCCGCAATTCGATATCTGGGAACAGTGGATGAAGGACATTCCCGGCATCGGCCCTATCCTTGCGGCAAAACTGATCATCCATTTCAACTATAAATTCGTGTCGATTTGCCAGAAGTGCGGAGAGGATCTGGAAAAGACCGAGGGCGCGATGATCTGCACCGGATGCGGGGAATCGTCCAAGGATGACGGCGTTTTGAAATATCGCCTTTCTCAGCGGGACTTTCCGACAATATCAAAATGGTGGGCATTCATGGGCCGCCATACCGTTGACGGCAACATGCCGAAGCGAGCTAAGGGAGTTGTTGCAAATTGGAGTACACCGGGCCGGACGCTCGGTTTTCACATTGGCGATCAGTTCAACCGGCAAAAAGAAGATCATCCCTATAAAGCCTTCATGCTCAGTCGGAAAGCCAAACATCAAAAGAACCATCCTGATTGGTCAAAGGGTCACGTTCACAATGCGGCCCGGAATGAGGCCGTCAAATTGTTCCTGTCTCACTTCTGGCACGTGTCAAGAACCCTTGCCGGGAAGCCCGTATCTGACCCCTATTCCGGTGTCATCATGGGCCATACCAACATCGTCAAACCGTTCTATTTTGCCGGGTAGAGTCTGAATCCTATGGATCATTTGCGAGCCATTCATCCATTGAAACCCACGGACTCTTTGCGAGCCAGAAAAGTCATGAAACCCATCGGTAGACTGCGAGCCAAATCGCCATTGAAACCCAGGGCTGGAATGCGAGCCATTGAACCAATGAAGCCCCAGAAGTCGCTGCGAGCCAGTGACGCCATGAAACCTATTGTATGATTGCGAGCCAGAGCGTGAATGAAACCCATCTCTATGTTGCGAGCCAGTATGGACCTGAAACCCATGATCCGGATGCGAGCCATTAATCCACTGAAACCTATATATATTGTGCGAGCCAGAAGGGCAATGAACCCCATCGGCAAGCTGCGAGCCACATGGATAATGAACCCCAATCAGGATCTGCGAGCCATTGAAAAGCTGAAACCCAAACGGCAAGTGCGAGCCACTGGACCACTGAAACCTATCTTCGATATGCGAGCCATGAACTTTTTGAAACCCAATGTTGAAATGCGAGTCAATATGACCCTGAACCCCATCGTTGTATTGCGAGCCAATACCCTTTTGAAACCCATTCTGTCTGTGCGAACCCCAAACCAAAAAGGAGCATGAAAATGAAAGAGAAACAAGACCTGCAAAAGATGACCATTGACGAAATCGAAAGCCGGATAGACGGCAACATTGCCAAGGCCAGAACCGCCGATCAATACATGATCGAAAGTCTGATCTACCTCAAGACCTCCGGGCGCTACAAGGAAAACAAGCGGTACGAACGGGCCACCTTTTACGATTATGTGCAAGACCGCTTCAACCTGACCCGGACGAAATACATGGAGATGCAGGCGGCTTATATCCGGTTTCCGAAGGAGTGTAAGAGCGAGGGCGTCGGCTTTGTGGCGCGGGTCATGCGGCGCTGTTCATCCCAGAACGCGGCGAAGGCGATGGCGCACATCAACCGGGCGAAAGCGGGAGCAAAGAAAGAGCTGAAGTTCGAGAAGATTGAGGCGATTCTGGCCGATCATACCCCGAAGATTGAGAAAAAGTTCACCGATTACAAGGCCATGTACGCGGCTGAAGTTGCGGCCCATGCCAAAACGAAAGAGGCATTGAAGGCGGCGATGGCACGGAATGCCGAACTCGAAGAGCAGAATGAAAAGCTGAAACTGACGGCATCCCGGTTCAAGGATATTCGGGCGATCCTGCAAGCCCCGGTTCCCAGAAAAGCGGCGGCACAGGCAACAGCATAACCCAAATCAGAAGTGGAGGAAGTAACAGATGGACAACGCACAATGGCTTGAAGAACGGCGCAAAGGAATCGGTGGGGCAGATATAGCAGCCATCCTCGGCCTGTCACCCTGGAAGAGCGCCTTCCAAGTCTACCAGGAAAAGCGCGGAGAGGTCGACGGCTTCAAGGGCAATGACCTCACCGACTGGGGCAAGCGCATGGAGCCCACCATCAGACAATGGTACTCAGACACAACCGGCCACCCGGTCCGAGTGCCTGACAAGATCCTCTATCACTCGAAACACCCTTTCATGCTGGCCTCGCTGGACGGCTTCACCGATGAGCCGCGGGGCGTTGAAATCAAGACCGCCCGGTCTGGCCGGGAATGGGGCGAACCCGGAACGAATGAGATTCCAGACGATTACATGTTGCAAGTCCAGCACTACATGGCCGTAACCGGATTCCCGGTTTTCGATGTCCCTGTCTCCATCGCCGGGGCGTGGCCGGTCATTTATGAGGTTCCGTCAGACCCGGAATTGCAGGAAATGATCATCGATGCCTGCGCCGATTTCTGGAAGCGGGTCGTTGACGGCAACCCACCCGAGCCAACCACTTACGCCGATGCCGTGCAAAGATTCGGGAAATCCGAAGCGCAGGGCGTTGTTGTTGCCGGCAAAGCGGAGGTGCAAGCCGTTGAAGATCTGCGAGAGGTCAAAGCCAAACTGGACGCGCTCAAGGCCGAAGAGGAAGATCTGAAAGGCCGGATCATCATTGCTCTGGGCGACACCGGCGACACCCTGACCGATGAGGCCGGAAGCCCACTCGTTACCTACCGGATGAGCAAGGGCCGGAAATCGTTCAACTCGAAATTATTCCAGACGGATCACCCGGATCTTTACGCCGAATATCTGATCACCGGCGAAGGGTCCAGAAGATTCCTTATCAAGTAACCAAACCCAACAAGGAGGGCAGAGAAATTGGAAACCAAATCAGCAGCAATCTTTGACGCGCCAGTAGCGACTCAACCGAAGCAGTCACAGGCGCTTGTGGACATCGAACAGCATCGCGCAATGGCAGAGGTTCAGAGCGCCATCGTTCTTGCAAAGAAATTCCCCCGGAATCAGATCGAAGCAATGGACAGGATCTTGACCGCTTGCCAGCGTCCGGCATTGGCAGAGCAAGCCCTTTATACTTACGCCAGAGGCGGCACGGATATATCCGGCCCCTCCATCCGCATGGCCGAAGCCATCGCCCAGAATTGGGGCAACATTCAATTCGGCGTAAAAGAACTCGAACAGCGCAACGGTGAAAGCACTGTCCAGACATACGCTTGGGACATGGAAACCAACACGAAGCAAGAAAAGACCTTTCAGGTCAAGCATGAACGCTACACGAAAAAGGGCAAGTATGCCCTGCAAGATCCCCGCGACATCTACGAAATGACAGCCAATCAGGGAGCGCGGCGGCTTCGTGCCTGCATCCTTGGAGTGATTCCCGGCGATGTGATCGAGGCCGCCGTGGCTCAGTGCGAACAGACATTGAAAGCCAAGGCCGACACCGGCCCGGATGCCATCAAGAAAATGGTTGAGTCGTTCGAGGCCTACAAGGTCACGAAGGAGCAGATCGAAAAGCGCATCCAGCGCCGACTCGATTCGATCACCCCCGCTCAGGTCGTGAGTCTGAGGAAGATTTACAACTCGCTCAAGGACGGAATGAGTTCACCCGCCGACTGGTTCGAGGTTGTTACACCGGAAGAGAAAGACCCCGCCGCATCCCTCAAGGACAAGATCAAAGCCAAGCAAGCCCCTATCGTCATGCCTGACGGCTCCGTTCTCAAGCCGGAGGTGGGAGCGTAATGAGCCTCGCACACTGGCAGACCATCATAGAGCGAATAAATCAGACCCATGGAACCCAATTCGGCAGCGACGATGTTGCTCCGATGCTGAGATTCCTCGTTGAGAAGCTCGGAAACCATAGAAAGGCCTCAGATGAAGTGGGCGTCACAAGGGCGACTGTATCATTCAGGCTCAGGCGTCCAGATATCAGCCCGAAGCCAAGGGCCATTAGGGTGATACCGAAGCCAGCCGTGGCGCCTATCGACCTTGCCAAGTGGCGGCAATCAGGAATGCACCGCCCGCCCTGCGAAGCGTGTCCGATTGGCAGAGGCACCAAGAACCGGCCCGAATGTGAGAACTGCGTGGCCCGGATCGAATATGCCAACGCTCAGGCCGGGATGCCAGCCATACCGGGCGCTGATTCGATGCAGCAGGTTCAGTATATGCGGCAAACAAGGATGAGCGCGTGCATCTAAGCGAGCACTTCATCATAAGGTGGCAACGCCGTGTAGGCTCGTTGCCGACCCCCGAGCTTGTCAAGGCCCTGATCCGTGGCGCTGTGGTGCTGCAACGTGGTGTCATCGGCGTGGATGAATGCGGCGACAGGTTCGTTGCGCTGTCAATGTACTGGGTGCCTGAGATTGATGCGGTACTCAAGATCAACGACATGGGGTGGCCGCACCGGGCTATTACGGTTATCACGCCGGATGTACTGAATAAGAAAAGAGTTCCCAATTTGGGAACCGATACCAAAGGAGTGAGGAATGGAAAAAGAATCAATTTTCGGAAAACACACATTTTCGGAGGAAGAGAAGAAAAAGATTGCTCAACAACTGGCCCAGGCTGTCAGTGATAAGAGCGAGGCGGACGAAGAGCTGAAGGCCATCAAGGCCGATTTCAAGAGCAAGATCGAATTGGCCGACTCACAGATCAACGGATATGCCCGCAAGTTGCAATCCGGATTCGAGATGCGGTCGATTGAGTGCAACGTCATCCGCGATTACGAGGCGAAGACAATCACATATCTTGCCATCGATGACGGTAGAACAATCGATATCAGGCCCATGAGACAGTCCGACCTGCAACGGCCCATCATTGAGGCAGAGCGGGCCGATGCAACTATCAATTAAGCTCCACCGCCCGGCACCGAGGCGGCAATATCGGGCCATGCCCCTCCATCCCCGGCAACCAGAACGGGAAAAGTAGCGGCTCGAAGCCTGCGAATCTGGCAACAGCGGCAAGGCCTCCGGGTGCCCTTTCCCGGGGGCTGAACCGCCAAAATGAAAGAGGATGAAGATGATTCTTGATAAACGAGAACTCATTGCCTTCTTTGAGGAAAATGTCCCGGAAAATGGGTATGCCGAAATTGAAGGCTCAATTACCCCCAAGAATGCATGTTCAGTTTGCGGAAGCACTACCAAACAGCCAATGACGCTTCCATTGTATGCCGAAGAAATTGAAGTGAGGGTCACCTTTAGAAAAAGGATTGGATGACAATGGACCCCCAAGAGACAATTACAGCGATCCACGACCGCCTCGAAAGAGCCATCGGCGGCGTCTGTAAGATGGAAGATAACACGGTGGAGTCAATCGAAAAGGCGCACGATATCATTGAAGATATCAACAGCTCAATACTCATGCTTGACGGCCTCAGATTTGCCATCCGGCGCAAATATCACCGGGTGTCGGTGTGGCCTGAACCTAACGAGCAGGAGCTGAAGAACAAGAGAAATGGGTGGACGGATTGAAAACGAAACCAACAACGGAAGGATGAGGAAATGGCAGACACTTTAGAATTTAAGATCAGCGAAGGCTTGATAAAGCCGATTATCGAAACGAAGATTAACGAGGCGATTGTTGCCTCTATGGGCGGCCACGAAAGGCTAATCTCCGATATGGTGGCAATGTATATGAATCAGAAGGTTGATTCCAACGGCAACACGACCACCTATAGCAGCGGAAAACCGAGGCTCGCGTGGCTCTCGGAAACGATGATTAACGAGGCAATAAAAAACACTCTCCAGGAGTACCTGAAAAGCAAGCAGGAGTTTTTACAAAAAGAGTTCGAGAGATTTTTTAACAGCAAAAAGGGGTCAAGTCAGATCGTGAAGGCTATGCAAGAGGGGCTATGTGCTGGCCTTGGAGAGTGTTGGAGAGTATCAATCAAGTTTACCCCGCCGGAGAAGTGAGCAATGAAAACCTGCACCCACAAAAACAAAGTCGATCTGTCCCAGGGTCTCGGGCCTGATCGGCATTATTACTGCCCGAATTGCAAGTGCCATTGGTACGCTGGGCGGTTCTGGACTCGGGTTGAGTGGGATGAATATGTTAACGAAATTAACGAGGTGTTGGGATGATAGAAAGAACCATAAGAACGCATATCAAGCCAAGCCCGGACGAATTAGCATTTTGTTTTTGCAATGTATCGTCAGAGGAGCAGGCGATGTTCTTCAATGAGGTGGCGAGGATAGTAGAAAACTGGGATAGGCCATTCCCGTTTCAACTCGAAGCTCTCAGGCAGGAAAAATGCCTAACGCGGGAGGGCCGGGAAGTAATGAGGTTGATAGGGGATTACGGGTACGAGGGCGGAATATAAATGGACGATCTCGACCGGGCGCAAGAGGTATCAGCGGAAATCCTATCGGAGAGTCTGAAACTCCGCAAGCCGACCGGCCCGGTTGAGACCGGCTTTTGCCTGAATTGCGGCGAACCGTTACCGGCCGGGCGTCGATGGTGTGATGCTTTTTGCCGGGATGAGTGGGAGGGGAAATGAAGATCGAAACAGAGTTCAGTATTGGTGATGAGGTGTGGGCTATCTGTAGAGGAACAAAAACTATCGGAAAATATGAGGCAATCGGGCCTAAAAAGATCGATTACATTGAGGTGTGTGTTGATGGCGATATCGTTCAAGAAAGTTACGAATGCAAAGGTTTGAGCGGGTTTTATTTTCCTGATGAGCTTTTCAAGACCCGCGAGGCCGCCGAAATCACAGCGGAGGCGCTGAATAAATGAATGGGATGGAGAAAATGGAAGATAAAATAATCGATGGTGGGTGCGCGTTTCCAAATAAAGAGGAAGTAAGCGGCATATATGACAATCGGTTTATCGATCATAAAGGCATGACTCTCCGTGACTATTTCGCCGGGCAAGCCTTGGTTGGAATACTTTCGAGTCTGCCAAGTGATTCGCGGTGTGGCATGGCTGATATTGTCAACGAGGCATACTGGTATGCTGAAGGTATGATCGAAAGAAGGGGCGCTGAATAAATGAAAATCCTAGCCCTAGACACAGCCACAAAAACCGGCTGGGCGATATTCGACAGCGCCGCCGGCAAGATCATTGAGAGCGGAGTTCAGGACTTTGCCAAGCGCCGCGGCGAATCAAACGGCCTCATGTTCTTGAGGTTCCGCAAATGGCTCTCTCAGATCATCGACACGGCACGACCTGACTTAATCGCATACGAGAGAGCGCACCACCGGGGAGGGGCTGCCACGGAGATATGCGTGAACCTGACGGGCAGAGTTCAGGAGGCCGCCGCCAACAACGGGCTTGAGTGCGCCACCGTGCCGACGATGACGCTCAAGAAATGGTCGACAGGCAGGGGGAACGCTGGCAAGCCTGAAATGATCGCCGCTGCCCGGAAGCTGATTGGGCGGGAACCGATAGATGATAACGAAGCCGATGCCGTCATGATAGCTGCTTGGGCGGCATGTGAGTATTGTTGGGAGGGGAAATGAAAACATTCTGGCTCGCAACCTCTGTGGTGATGGCGATCTTTTGGGGATACCATCAAAACGTGCCCGCTTCGACGGGATGGGCTATGGCGGCACTGTGTGAATTGGAGGGCATACTCAGACAATGACAGAAGACCTATTAACCATAATCTCCGCCCTGATCGCCATCGCCGCCATGCTGAGTGTTGAGGGGTGGATTAGGTGAAGTCATACCTGCCAACATTATCAGCGAGCCTCAACCGAAAGGGTGTTCTTGATGTGGACACCGTGAAGGGCTGCGAGTTGGGCGTAAAAGCTCATGGGATTGGAGGTTGCTACGGATTATGCTATGCTTATAAAATGGCAGAATTATATGGTTTTGATTTTGCAAAGTCAGTAAGTCGGAAGGGAGGCGATAAATCAAGCGTTGAGCGCATGGTTAAGACCCACTCTAAGCCCTGGTTTCGAATCGGCACAATGGGCGATCCTTGCCACGATTGGGATTATACCGTCGATGTTTGCGGGTGGTTAGGCAAATACAGGACGCCGGTCATTGTTACGAAATCGTGGAAAGATTTATCGGACGATCACGTTAAAGCCCTTCGGGATATTGGCGCGGTGGTAAACATATCAACCAGCCCGCTTGATAGTGATGGCGAACGTGATCATAGGTTAATGCAATATTTAAGGCTGAAAGACAATTCTGTCGGGGCGGTTTTGAGGGTTGTAACTGCCCGTTTTGGAAACACCGTTTACGGGCAAGGGCTGAATGAAATCCAACGTGATTTATTTGCGCGGTTTCGAGTGATCGACAATCCCTTGAGAATCCCAAAAACAAACCATATGGTTATTGATGGGCATATCATAGTTGAAAGACATAGGGATCTTGGCGGCGGTTCTTGTGTGAGTATCGCAAACCGGAGCGCATTTCTTGGCACATGCGACACTTGCCCGGACCAATGCGGGGTTAAATTTCAAAAAATATGGATAGGAGGGTGTGTTGTGGACAAGCAGAATGGAGATGTTTTCAAGTGTGGACACGGTGAGAGCACGGCAAAGCAGGGCGATCTATTTTTGGATAGGGTTGAGTTCGAGTATGTCAAAAGCGTCATCGGTTCAGGGTATGAGGAAGCCGTTGCAAAACTGGCGATTGATGACAAGGTGGCATACAGGGCCGCGCGGAAAAACATGCAGATACATTCGGCCATCATACTGAAAATAAACGGAGAGTTCAGCGGGTTTTTTACCTTTCAGGTGAACCATGACGCAGGAGAGTTTTGCTTGCTTCAATCGGCCATGTTGCTGGACCGAAAGGACAAGGCGATTTACAGCGAAATGGTTAACAAGATCATTGAGCAAAATACATACGGCTATCCCATGATCATGACCGTAAGCACGAAGCATGATCTTGAATGCCCGAAGGTGTTTAATGCTATCGGATTTCAAACATACCTGACGTTGAGCGGTTTTGAATACATGGTTTATGGCACGCTGGAACAGGTCAGGATGAAGCGGCTCGCACATGCGACCATGACGAACACATGGAACTCGGTTAAGGGCGATTGGCTCAAGATGAAAAAGGAATGGAACGAAAGGATTGAAGCAGCAGGAGAAAAGCATGGCATCCTGAATCCGAAATTTGCATCACGCGAAGGGTGCTGGCAGGGGGAAAGTGGATTCTCTAATGTGGTGCTCACGGAGCGATCGATTGACGATGATAAGGTGGTGGTGAATAAAGGCAAGTCCCTTAACGGTAATGCGTCAGTGCTTGATCCGGTTGCGTGTGAGTGTATCCTGCGTTTCTTTATGCCGAAAGAAGGCAGGCGAATTTATAACCCATTTGGGGGTGGCGTTCAGTTCGGCTTTGTCTCTGGCGCTTATGGCGATGAGTATGTTGCAAGCGAAATCCGTCAAAACCAGTGCGACGCAAACAACAAGATATGCTCTGAATTTCCGGGCGTCCGATGGGTAAAGAGCGATAGCGCCACCTATAAGCCAGAGGGCATGTTTGATCTGGTGTTCACCTGTCCGCCCTATTATAGAGTTGAAAAGTATGTTGATTATGATGGGCAGCCACCCGAAGGCGAAATCAACCACCTTGGAACCTACAACGATTTCAGAGACACCCTCTTTGCCGGGTACAAGGTAGCCATCGACCACCTCAATGATAACCGTTTTTTCGTCGTAATGACTGGCGATAGTAGAGACAAAAACGGTTCATACCACTGCCACGAAGCAGAAACAGAGATATTTTTCAAGGAAAGCGGACTGTCAGTATACAATAAAATCATATATTTAGAGTCTGAATTTACACGCCTCGCACAGGCAAAGAAAACACTTGATTATCGAAAGTTCCCGAAGCGTGAGCAAAAAATCATAGTGGCATACAAAGGCGATGCGTCCGTTATCAAAGACATCTTCCCGCCTATCGGCAGGCTTTAGGAGGCAAGGCTATGAATCTATTAGAGTTGAAAAACCTCATAGACAAGGCGGTTTATTGCATAAGGACACCGGCCGAAACCATAGAGGTCAAGATCGGCGTCAGTAATGACATTTATGAAATTGTCGATTTGCGCCTGTATGTTTCAGATCGAATCACCTGTAAACCGCCGCTCCTGATTCAAGCAGGAGTAAAGACAGAACTTAAGTAACAGAGGCCCACGCCTAAAATGTTTGCACCCGCCGCCGAAAATCAAATACAATCTCCATATGGGGTAAACCATAACCAGATGGAGGTGTGTATGAAGGGAGGCATCTATTCCGAAGATCGTTGTCCTGTCTGCGGTGGCAAGTTTGTTGACAATCACATTAACGGTTTAATCTGCCCGAAGCACCCGAAGATCCGGGCCGCATCTTTCCGGGTAAAATTCGGGAAATTGCAAAAGCGGTTCCGGTCATATCAGGACGCACAGCGGACTTTGACCGGCTGGCGATTCAAGACCGATGAGCTGACATTTGATGAAAGAGACTACCAGCCAGACAACCCGCTCGGATTTTCCAACATGAGCAACAAATGGTTGAGCTACCATTCCGGCAAGGTCAAGCCGGGCACCCGTAAAAACCTCATTGCTCATATCCGGCACGCTCAGGAGTATTTCCAGAACCGGAATGTCAAGGATCTTAGGTATGGAGATTTTGAAGACTTTCTGCAGGAGTTGACCGAGCTATCCGGCAAAACGAAGCACAACATCATGTCCACGATCCATAACTTTTACTCATGGTTGAGAAAGCGCCGCGAAATCCGCGAACTGCCCGAATTTCCAGAGGTTAAATATATTCTGGGATACCGGCGCACCGTGAGCAAAGAGGTGCAAATTCAGATCGTGGAAGAGGTTCGCCGGATCTGCCCGAACCCGAAAGTTTACCTGGGCATCAAATGGCTGACAACTTATATCAGCCTACGGCCCGGAGAGCTAATCAAGATCCTTGAAGGCAATATCGACCCGGCGAATGGATATCTTTACATCATCGAGGAGGATTCAAAGACCTGTTACAAGTCAATTCCACTTATCAAGGAAGATGTTGAGCTATTGGAATCTTTACCACCGGCATTCCCGGCGATGCGGTTTTTTAGGCATATCAAGGGCGTGTCCGGTGTCCATGAGGATGAGCCATTCGGCATGAAATACTTTTACAAGTGGTGGAAAAAGGCATGTGAGAATCTGGGCGTTGAAGGCGTTGACCTCTACGGCGGCACCCGGCATTCAAGCGTCCGGGCGTTAAGGAAATTCCGATCGCCGGAGGAAATCAAAAGGGCGTCCATGAGTGAGACAAATAAGGCATTTGGAAGGTATATGGGCCAGGATACTGACGCCGATGTCCGGGAGGTTTACCGGGAGGCGGCGCAGGTGATTTTGATTGAGGAAATTGAGAAGATTGGAGGGAGTAAATGAACCTTGCAGAATTAAAAGAAATAATAGACCGAACTATCAAAAATACCATAGTGCCAGCGGAAGATATCAATGTCGAAGTTGATATGACCACACTGCCTACAGACGATTATGAGGCTCTCTATGATTGTGACGTACTCGCGGCAACCTATATCGACGCCTGTTACCCTCGCTTTGTAATCATACCCGGCGATTCCATTGACCCCGCCACCAAGGCGGAACGGGAAATAGGCAATAAAATAAAAGATCGTCAGTACATGGACGAACCGGACGGTTTTGACGATGACCCCAAGGAAGATTTGCTTGGGCGTCTCGGAACCGCCCGGAACCAAGCCGGAACCGGGAAAAATGACGTAACCTATTGAAATTATGGTGGAGGCGGCGGGAGTTGAACCCGCGTCCAGCGTTGTAAACTATTGATATTGTTAAACGGCGTATGGAACTGGAACCGGGGCGGAACTGAAAGGAGAATAAGATGAATCCAGATGTTGTATGTCTTTGCGGATCGACGCGGTTCCGCAGTGAGTTTACGGAGGCCAATCGCCGCGAAACGATGGCGGGTAGGATCGTAGTTGCGCCGGGAGTGTTTGCGCACTCTGGCGATCAGTTAACCGAGGATGACAAGCAGCGGCTCGACGAGCTGCATTTTCGCAAGATCGACATGGCGGACAGCGTACTCGTCGTCAATCCTGGCGGATACATCGGGGACAGCACGCGCCGAGAGATCGATTATGCCCACCGCACCGGGAAGCCGGTGGCATATACATACAGCGCCACAGATCGACCTATGACTGGTCGGGTCTGATCGCCCGGCTAAACTTTGGAGGGAGGAAAATGAGAACTCAGCAATGGAAATTCGATCCGACACATAACCGGATTACAGCAATCGAACCGGGCAATTGTAGAATCACTATCGCCGACAAAATTTATGGCGTCGACATGGACGACTGGGAGGCCAATGGCCGATTGATGGCGATGGCTCCAAGGCTGGCCGAATTGCCCTTATTGATTCTGGAAACAGCCACAATCGAGACAAATAAACAGGTGTTGGAAGAGGCAGGGGCTATTTTGAGGGAATTGGAGGGTTTAGATCAGAAGGAGGAAAAGACAAAATAATGAGCATAAAATTAAGAGCCTGGGACAATTTCAACGCGGAAATGTTTTACTCGGATAAGTACGATAAT